TGCTGTTCGGTGACCTTGGTCAGATCAAGACCGCCATCGTTGGCGGCGTGACCGTTGAGGCTTCACGCGAGTACGCGTGGAACCTTGGCCTTGTTTCGTACAAGGTTCAGGTCCGTGGCGCAACTGGGCTTGCACAGTCTTCGGCTGTCAAGTTCCTGAAGAACGCCTAATCAACTAGCTCGGCTAGTTAGTGGGGATGGGGAGCCGCTTCGGCGGCTCCCCTGAACCGCAAGTAAGGAGAACTAATGCTCGTTCGACTTTGCAAGCGACGCGGTGAATATCCGTCAGGGGCTTTCGTTGATCTGCCAAAGGCAGAGGCGGAGAGCCTCATCGGCTTTGGCTTGGCTGAGGCTGTTGCAGATGTCGACGCAGAGGCACCAACGCGGCTCGTAGAGCGTGCCGCAGTCAAGACCAGCAACAAGACGGCCACGCTGCCTACACAGGCTGTTAGCGTGGCGGAAATCGTGGAGCCTGAGGCGTGAGCCTATCTGCCACCACCGTCACGATTACGACCAGCCCAACGCTGATTGCGACTGGCTTGAACGGCGCATCGTGGCTCTACCTACACGCGGCAACCGGCGGCAACACCGTCTATGTCGGACCAAGCAATGTGACTACAGCGACAGGACTCGAACTACCAAAGGGCGAACTTCACGAGTTCTGGCTTGCCGAGACTGACAAGCTCTACGGTATCGTCGCTTCGTCAACCCAACCACTAATGACTATGCAGTCAGGAGGCCGCTAAATGTCGTACGCAACACTGGCGCAGTTCAAGGCTGCGGTCGGCATTACCGACTCGACCGATGACGCTGCGCTTCAGAATGTGCTGGACGCAACCGACACGCTGATCGATCTCTACTGCGACCGAAAGACAGGATTCGGCACCGCGACCGAGACGCGCTACTACACCGCTGAAGCCTATGACTATGTGCTGACCGATGATCTCGTGAGCGTCACGACGCTGACCACCGACGATCTTGAGAACGGCACCTACTCAACGACTTGGACTGCCAACACAGACTTCCAGCTCACGCCAAAGAACTACGCGCTGGACGGCTTGCCGTACACCGGCATTAGCCGCAGCAACGCCTTCACCAAGAACTTCCCTAAGGGCATCTTCCTTGGCGTGAAGGTGGTCGGCGTGTTCGGCTTCCCTGCTCTCCCAGCCGCTGTCACGCAGGCTGCGATCATCCAGGCAGGCGCTGTGTGGAACAGCCGCACCGCACCGTTCGGCGTGATCGGATCTGCTGACCTTGGCGGCATCCTGCGAATGAGCCGCGCCCTGCACCCAGAGGCTGCGCTGATCCTTGAGCCGTACCGCAAGCGCGGTGGCTTGGCGGTATGACCGACCTCACGATCCTTGACGCAATCGCCACGCGAGTAGAGGCTGCGACAGACCCTGCTGGGTACACGCTCCGTAAGTGCTACGCCACTCCGCCTGAGTCGCTGCCAATCACACCGTGCGCGGTTCTCTTCCCAGGCGGAGATCAGATCAGCATCGGCAACGGCAACCGCACCACGGTGCTGACGGTCAACATCGTCATCTACCTGCTACCGATCCCACGGATGGATGAGAAGTACCGCGACCTCTACACTTGGCGTGCGTGGCTACGCACCGTGTTCGATGGGGCTGTGACGATTAGTGGAAACGCCGTACAGGTCGCTGTGACTGGTACTACACTCGGCACAGATACTTATGCTGATCAGGACTACCTGACAGTTCAAGCGACTGCGGAAGCCACGGTGTTTGACACCGTGGCCTTCACCGCGTAGAGCAAGGAGAACTTAGATGGCAACCTTCGGCGCAAAGGCTCTGACGCGTATCGCTACTGCGTCGCAGGCCGCTTTCGGAACCGCAGCTTCAATCGGCACCGCCACTGGCGAGATCCTCTTCAACGAGACAGTTGGCTCGCTCGACCTGGGCGTGACCGTTGATCTTGGCGAGACCGTATCCGTTGGCAAGCGCACCGCCATTCAGGCGAGCCAGCCAACCATCACCGGCAAGGCTCCAATCATCACCATCGCTGAGGGTCCTGCTTCGATGCGCACCCTTCCGCTGATCTTTGATGCTATTGGTGCAAGCACCACAGGCGCAGGGCCATACACCTGGACTTGGTCGCCAACGCAGGGCGATGTCGACACGCTCGTCTTCTACTCCTTCCTTGTTGAGGATGGCGTGCAGAAGTATCTCGTATCGAACGCAGCGCCGACAGAGATTACTTTGTCAGCAGACGCAACAGGGCTGCTCCAGGCTGGTGCAACCTTCGCTGCTACGACGGCTGCGACCTCTGTGCTTGCCTTCCCTACGGCGATCCCTGCCAACCCATTCTTGGCTGGGCGCTTGATGAAGCTGAGCACCGACACCAACTTCCCTGACAAGAGCGGCACAGGCGCGACCGCCTACGCTTCGATCTACAACTTCAACCTGTCGATCACGACAGGCGTTGGAATGGTCACGGCGCTTGATGGCAGCCTGACGGCCGCGACCGCAGCGCTGACCGGTGTGCTTGATGCAACGCTTACCTTCACGGTAGCGAGCAACTCAGCAGCTGGGTCAACCTTCCCAATCACCGACATCGCCACCCAGAAGTACCTGCGCCTCTTCGGCACCACCACCGATAACTACGGCGTGTGGATTCTCGGCTCGTGGGAGATTGAGAACATCGTTCCTCTCTCCGCTGATAACGAAGGCGTTGTAGTGAATGAAGTGACCTGCCGACTGGCGTATGACACGACCTCCGGCAAGTCGCTCGAAGTGGTGATCGATTCACCACTGGCAACAGCGCCATAAAGCACAGCGCCTAGGGCGCTAGTAGGAGGAGCAATATGGAAACGGTAAAGATTGCCCTAGAGGGTCAATACGCAGGCTGGACTGCGGAGCTGCGAAAGCAGGTGTCCGCTCGCATCCTCTTGGACTTGGAGTCAGGCGTAGCCGCACAAGCGCTCTCAGCGTTTGCCAAGCTGGTGGTCACGCACAACTTCAAGGGTCTTGATGGCAAGCCTGTTGACGATGTGTTGGACGCACCGGTGGATGCGCTAACGCAGACGCTTGAAGCGTGGGGCAAGGCGAACCAGCCGGACCCCAAATAAGGCTCGCCGCCAGGCGGATGGCGATTGGACAATCTATCGCACCTCCGCCAGAGATCATCTTCCACCTCTTAGGCGAGAAGTTTGGGATGTGGCCAGATGAGGTAGCGAGCCTGCCAATCGACCAAGTGCTACTCGCCTGGATGATCCACGCAGAGATGCAGCCGAAAGGGAAGTAAATGCCAGCCGCGATTGTCGTAGAAGGCAAGTTCGACCGCAACTACGACGAGCTGCGGCTCGGCTTCCTGAAGGGTTCCAACCCATCGGCGTTCAAGCGCTTGGCAACCTTCGCCACACTCAACGCAGCGCGCACGCTCCAGAAGCCAATCCGCGACAAGGCTCCGCGTGGCGCAACCGGCAACCTTCGCAAGAAGGTGCTGGCACGCAAGGCGCGGTTCAACAACCCTGCCGCAGTGGTCGGTATCAAGGGTGGGCGCAACGGAGTGTTCTACGGCTATCTCGTAGTCGGTGGGCAAGGCACGCGACGCACCACACCGAACGGCACCTTCGTCGTGAAGGGCGTGCAGGCACGACCGTTTGTCGATCAAGTGGTAAAGCAACGATCCAACATTGACCGAGCAGTAGAGTCATACAGTAAGACGGTGGCCGCGTTCTTCAATGACGAGCCATTCCGCAACACCATCCTGAAGTTCAAGAGAGGTAATCAACGCTGATGGCTGCAAACCAGACCGCTAACTTCGTAGTCAAGGCGAAGGACTCCGCTTCAGGGCCGCTTGGCAAAGTCGGCTCCTCAATGGGCAAGCTGCGCCGCACAAGCCTGTCGCTCTTCAAGGGCATTGCGACAGCCTCACTCGCCGCCGGTGCCGCACTGGCTGGGCTTGCATTCACCGCAGTCAAGTCTGCGGCTGACGATGAGCGCCAGACAATCCTGCTCAACGCAGTACTCAAACAGCGTGGGCTGCTGACCAAAGGTCTGACAAAGCAGATTGACGAGCAGATCATCGCTATGGGTGCGCTTGGCATTACCGATGACCAGGTGCGTGCCGGCATCGAAGTGGGGTCACGATTCTTCGACAGCCGCAATATGCTACTCAAGGCGAATGCTGTCGCGGCCGACATTGCTGCCGTCACTGGCACAGACCTTGCAGAAGTTATGATGATCATCGGCAAGGCGAGTCAGGGTCAGATGAAGGGTCTGAAGGCGCTCGGCATTCAAGTCTCAAAGAATGCCAACCTAGAGGAGATCCTCACGGCAGCGACAGCCAAGTTTGGCGGCACGGCCGCAGAGATTGCCAACTCAACGAGCGGCAAGTTCGCTCGATCCCAGGTGCGATTCAACGAGACGCTGGAGGAGCTTGGCTACCGGCTGCTACCAACAGTCAATAAGGTGATGGACTTCCTCGCCAAAGAGGCTCTGCCAGCATTCGAGTCAATCGTCAGAACGCTTGGGCCAGTCCTTGACGATCTGATCACTAACTATGTCGGACCTCTGGTGCGTTCCTTCGGCGAGCTGTTCGCGGTGTTTGAGGAAGGTGATATCAACCTGCTGGTCGTTGCACTCACGCCGCTCAAGATCTTCCTAGAGGCACTGAAGATCACCGTTGATGCGATTGTCTTTGGACTCAGAACGCTCTTCTCCGCTCAGGCAAACCTAGGTGCAGCAGGTACGACCTCTGCCGGATACTCGCCGTACCTTGCCAACGCAGTCGCCTCTGGAACCTTTGTTCCACCGATGGGAGGCGGAGCTACCACCAACAACATCTTCATCGGCACAGGCAAGGTTGACACCGTAGTCACCGACTCGATCAACCGAACAGGCACCTTCAAGCGCGGCCGCTAAATGGCGAATCCGTTCACGCTGATCGTCGCAGGAGTCACAGGCGCAGGTGCCGGTGGCGACCTACTCGCCTTCCCAGCTCCATCCTCTACGACCGTTCCCTATGTTGACCTTGGCAGCCTGACGGCAACCCTGTCTGGCGACGGCGACGGCGGCTCAATGTCCTTCGATGTCATCGAGCCAAAGACTCCGAGTGGCACGACACCGTGGTGGCGCTCAGGTGGGGTCCACGACAATGCGCGCGTGCAGCTCTTCGACAGCCGGTACAGCGCCTCCACGCCGATCTTCCTTGGCTTCATTACCGGCATCAATGCGCGGCTGCTAGAGAACGGCGTAGGCACACGCTGCACCGTTAGCGTCTCGGATGCCGATGCGTGGCTTCAGAAGACCATCATCCGCAACGGCAAGACTGGAATCAGGGCGACCTCCTTCGTAGATGCGTTCACGCTCGGTACTGGCGAGCCAGAAGCCACCACCGCAACGACCGACCAAGCCATCATCAATGGGCTGCTCGCACGAGTCGCTGCGCAGCAGACTGACGCGACCACCTTGCAGCTGCTCAACACCGCCGTGATCAGCGGCAGCAACCGCGCCATCTATACCGGCACCGCGCAGAACATTGGCAAGCAGACCTTCAAGGCGACCACACTTGCAAGCGCCATTGAAACCGTCGCCGACGCAGCAGGCGGTATCACTGAGGTGCAGTACCGCTACTTTATCGACAACGACGGCCGCCTGAACTATGGACCGAAGACCGCAGCGCCATCGTTCGCCAACGCTCCTGCCGAGATCGTGACCGACCCTGCCGACACCCAGACCGGTAGCGCGGCGAGCGTCACGCGCCTCTTCGCTCGTGACCTCTCGGTCAACTTGGATCACGGCGACATCGTCAAGGGAATCTTTGTGCAGCCAGACTCGGCGTATGCACGCTACGACAGCAACATCGTCTTCTCTGGCGCACCAACCAATGACCCATACTTCCGCACCTACAACGGCACCTACTTCAAGGCGACCGTCACGACGGCTGCTCGCACCGGCACGACCGCCACGATCACGACCTCACCTGCTCACGGCTTCGCCACGGCGCGCAGCGTGACCGTGGCGCTGACGAGTGGTCCGACCAACTTTGCGTTGCTCAACGGCACCTTCACGATCACGGCGGTGACCGCCACGACCTTCACCTACACCACCGGCACAAGCGGCACGATCACCTCAGGTGCGGCCGTGGGTACGGCAACCGCGCAGGGCAGCGGCACCAGCCGCACAGGCGCAGGGCAGACGGCGCGCAATGGTCCTCTGCCGCACGAAGTCTTTAGCGCGCCGAAGCTCGACAAGAAGTCCGACCGTGGCAGTCTGGTCAGCCTGCTCGCTCGCGGCACGATGGTCACACGCAGCAAGCCAGTACGCACCGTCTCGTTCACCATCGGCGGTGGCAACCTCAGTCAGACATCAAACCCAGACTGGGAGTACGGATTCACGCAGGGCTACGCCGAGACCGCCACCTCAACCTACACGCTGATCAAGGCGTGGCTGCCAGGGCAGTATGTGAAGATCACCGCACCGATGCTCGACCTCTCGTCTACCATCCTCTACATCGCCACCGTGACGCTTCGCTTCGCAGAAGGTGGCGGCACCTACCAGGTGCAGTACGAGATCGAAGCGGACTTCCGTCG